ATTTTTACTAGGTATAAAATCAACAGCCGTCCAATAACCGCCAACTGCTTTAGCAGCCTTTAAAGTTTCTTCTATTTCTAATTCTGTTAATTTAATATTTTCTGGTTCAGAACCTTGCGAAACATTTGACCTGAAATCTCCTTCAATTACTGGTCGTTTCATAGCTGCTAAAAATTTACCACCTAAAATATGTACTCTAACATCATAATCTGTTTTGATATATTCTTGTACTAATAAATCTGCGTCTTCATCTTGTTTGTGTATAAGTTGTACAATAGAATCTAAACCTCTTTCACTATCTAAAAATAAAACACCGACACCTTTACTTCCTCTTAATGTTTTCATAATAAGGGGAAACTTAATGTCGGCTTGTTCTACTTGGTCGATAGCTGTTTCGGGGTCGTTTATTAATTTTGTTTTTGGTTGTGTTAAACCATAATCTGCAAGTCTTAATGCTGTTCTATATTTGTCAGCACAAACATTAATAGTAGTTCTAGGATTTACTAGAGTTGCATTTGCTCTTTCTAGTATTGATACAAAGTCCATCCAACTATCTTTTCTAGTTATAGAACCTCGTATTACTGCTACGGTCATAGCGCCAACTTCAAAACCCTTTTTGTCGTCTTTGTTATGAAATTTACGGATGCCGTTTTCGTAAGTGGTATAACCACCTGTAAGTTTAAAAAGGTAATGTGGATAACCTAACTTATCACATTCTTCCTTTAATCTATCAGCGGTATGAAAAGTCTTTGCTTCTTCGGGCTCATCTGTAACAATGAGTAACCTTAAAAAAGGTTTTTCTTTTTTTTCTTCGTTGATAAAATTTTTAAACTTCGGTACTAGCATTACTATTTTGTTCCTGACTTTCTTCAACCTTTTTACCAATATTGTATTTAGCAGATAAAATCCATTCTTTTTTTTCTTTAAATGGTAATACTTTAATCTGACTTAAAGGCGCTTTATCTTCAGCAGCCGTAGGTTTTACAATATCAATTAAATTCCAATCTTGTAATAAAATAGCAATTGTATTTCTTCTTTGAACATCATTAGCAACTAGTGTAGCCTTTTTGCCGTCTAAAGCAAATAACTCTTTAAAGTGTACTATGTAATACTTACCTTGTTTGTGTAAAATATGGCAAGATTGGTATAATGTTTTATCTTTTCTACTTGCAACACCAATTCTTGTTAAGGTTTCTCTAACTTTTAGAAAGTCGTCTGGTTGTTTAATGGTGACCTCTAACATATCTTCCGGTGACCATGAAATTTCTTCACTCATTTTCGTTTTCTCCCGCCTTTTGAAAGGCTTATTTTTATATCTTCAATTTGTTTATCCGTTAGTATGCTGAGAGCCTCTTTAGCTTTCTCATTACTATATCCATAATACTCTTTGACATACTCTAAATTTTTCAATTTGGCTTGTGATAACCACTTGCCACCAAATCGCTTTGTCTTACGAATACTATTTATATAAAAATCAAACTGTACCTTTTTGTCCAAGAAGTGATAACCATTCATTTCATTGGCTTGTGCGATACAATCATAGTGCATAGATAAACACTTGTTGATTATAAAAGGAGGGTATTTCTTTTCCCATGTTAGGTCCTCACTATCTAACAATGGTTTTTTCTCAAAGTTTATTGCATTGAGATAATCTTTTAATTCGTACATAATATAACCTTAAATTTGGAGCGGATGGACGGTTACGCTCCGTCGTCTTATCGTTGGCAACGATATGTTCTACTATTGAACCACACCCGCTTATCACTATTTAAATTTACAACTGGCCATAATTTCAGTTAGACAGGCGACCATATTTATCTCTTGGTCGGCAACAAAGGCTGCCTTGTACTGATAACCAGCTATAATTAAAATTGCTTGAGGTACTGAATTTTTATCAAGTGCCTCGTACATAACATCATAGATACCTCTGAAAAGAGAGGCAGGTTCTTTGTCAATATTATTAACAACCCACTTTCTCATATCATTAAACTTTTTATCTTTTAATGTTTTGACAAGTTCTTTATTATTAGCCTCTGATAGACTAAACAATATACCACTATCAATCTTACCTCTTACAGAATATCTTTGAAGTTCATTTATAGTTCTACGAAAATCAGGATAATATTTCTGTATTAGTTCAGCTAAAACCTTTTTATCAAACTCAATGTTTTCATCTGTTAACAGATTAGACATTCTTTCCATAAAAGACTTAGCAGTTTTTACCTTTTGACCATTTTTGATAGTAAAATCAATAACGGTACATCTACTATGTAAAGCAGGTATAATTTTATTCTTGTAATTACAAGTAAATATAAATCTACAATTGTTGTAAAATGTTTCAATAAAATTACGCAAAGCAGGTTGAACACTATCAGCATTCATATAATCTGCCTCGTCTATAATTACTACTTTATGATTAGATGTTTCGGTAAGTGATACAGTAGAAGCAAAGTTTTTAATCTTGTGCCTCAATGTATCTATTTGTCGGCCTTCATCTGAACCATTAATGATGATATAATCAGCACCAAGTTCTTCACATAAGGCACGAGCAACAGTTGTTTTACCAGTACCGGCAGTACCAGATAACAACAGATTTGGTATTTCTTTTTGAGATAGAAACTGACTAAAAGTTTCTTTTATATCCTGTGATAGGATACAATCTTCAATCTTCTTTGGCCGATACTTTTCGACCCACAAATACTCTGACATAATATAAACTCCACTTTATTCATTATCTTTAGGTTTCACAATTTCATAAGATATATCATAGCCACCTTTTCTATCACTAAACCAATCGTCTTCTCTATCATAATCAAATTCTGCTAGAAAATCCATTAGTTTATCATCTTCTTCGTCTGTTGGTGGCTTACCAATCTTTTCTGGTCCTCCCCATTCATCACCAAGATGTGATATAATTTCATTGAATCTTTGGACGGAACCAAAGGTTTCAATGGCAGCTTCTTCAGGTATGTCATATGTAAAATGACTATGTACTGAATGATACTCTATTTTTTTAAGTTTAATGTCTGGCATTAAAACTCACTATCTGGCTCCAATGCAATCCAGTATTGAACCTTTTTATTTCTGTTTACAAAGTGACTAATCTTTTGTGATGAAATCGCAACATCATAATCGTCTGTAATCATTTTAAAGTTCTCAACTTTGAAATAAGCCTTAAAAGTCTTATCAGTTTCGCCTACATCAATTGAGTATTCGTTTGATGATTTGTTTTTCTTATCAGTAGCAATCATGTGGATTTTACTACCGTTACCAACTACTGCAACATCAACTAGATTTAGTGTTGTAGCCGCCTTCATAAGTTTTGCAAAGCTTTCCTTTTTAAAAGTGAAAGATACAAAGTTATCTGGCATTGTAATTGATTTTGTTGGAGATACAATTACTGATTTGTCAGCAAAGAAATATTTAATATTTTGTTTAGATTTTTCTTCGTTGATTTGTACATTTGTACCACCATTGAATTTAAGTTGTGGACTATCAAACAATTCAATAGACCTCAAAAATTCAGGTAAGTCATAGATAGCAAACTCGCTACCAAACTCCTCGTTTACCTCAGCTTGTGCTAAGATATTCTTCATTGTAGATATTGTCTGTACTGTTTTTCCAGGTTTAACCAGAATATTCTGATTAATATTAGAAAAGTTTTTTAGTACATTAATCGTATCTGTTGAAAGATTCATAATATATTTCTCCTATTTTTAATTGGTCAAGTATTTCAACATACTCTCTGGTGATGATTCACCATATGGGTCGCTAGTCAAATTATCACATTTGCCTGGTTCTTCAAACAATGCCTCAATGACACCATCATTTACAACCATAGCATATCTCCAAGACCTTTGACCAAATCCTTTATCGTCTTTACAGACAAGCATTCCCATTAACCTTGAAAATTCACCTGAGCCATCTGGAATCATTTTGCAATTTACAATATGTTCTTTTTCTGCCCAAGCATTCATTACAAAAGAATCATTAACTGACATACAATAGATTTCGTCAATGCCTCTTTCTTTGAATTCATTATATTTGTTTTCGAAACCTGGTAATTGTTTACTTGAACAAGTTGGTGTAAACGCACCAGGCAGTCCAAAGACAACTACTCGTTTGCCTTTAAAAAAATCATCACTTGTTTTAGTAACCCATTCGCCAAGTTCTCTTACTTTAAAACTTACATTAGGTACTTTATGTTTCATTATATATCCTTTTTAACTAATTTTGGAGCGGAATGATTGTACTGCCCAAACTTCTCCTGGTTGGAAACCAAGTGTTTTACTTTTAAACTAATTCCGCATTTGTTCATGTGTTACATTATATAGTAAATGGCCGAGAAAGTCAAGCCTCCTTCGGCCATTCATTTTATTTTTACAATAGTACCAATTCATCCATGTTGTGTATTTTTTTAATCGCTGGTAAGGTTGCATATAATACCACTTTACTTGTATTTTTTGGTATTACATTATCTCCCTTATCATTTTTATATACAAAAAAGGTTTCTGCATAATTACTAATTGATTCTTTCCAATTAAAATTATGTAATTTAACCCTATTGTCATATTGGTCTTGTAAGTCTTTTGTATTATTAGAGCTTTCAAGTGTTGATGTGTGTACAATAATCCTTAAAGTTTTACCTATAAAGTGTGGATTAGCCATCACAATTGATGCTCTATAAATGTTTTTAGTCCATGATGATGAAGCACAAACTAGATACAAAATATCTGGTTCTGAACCGTCATCTTTTACAAATAGTAATTCTGCATTACCTAAACCAGCCCCTGGATATTGTAAGGCAGCTTTCTTATAATTATGGTCTGACATCCATTGATTAATATTTTCTGGTCTCCAAGAATATATCAAAGGTCTTGTATTTGCATTATTTAAAATTGTTTGTGCTAACTGGTCTTTATATGCTTCAGTAAAAGGACCATCACCTGTAGCCTCATAAATCCAACCTTTAATATCTGCAAGATTTTTATTTAACATTTTACCATTAATTAATTCTTGACCAGCTGAGATAACATCTGCTCCGTTAGCAACACCTGTTGGTACATCAACACAATTAAATCTAACTGATTGTGTAATTAAAGTTCTATTATCTGTAACTTTATATACTGCTACAATTGCATTTTTCATTTTACAATTGTTTTTTAAGATTTTAGTTCTTGTTTTGCCAGTAATAATCTTAATAGAACCATCAGGATATACACAAATTGCAATTGGCGGATATCTTAATTTATAACCATTTGTAATTATATCATTTTTAATTTTATCAAATTTTTGATTTTCGCCTGCTCTACCTTGTTGAGCTCCGTATTCTTTCTTAATAGAATCATTTAAAACATCAATGTCATAAATTTCAAAATCTATAAAG